TTTTCAGTAAATGGCACGACCACACTAGGCAATGTTTTCATAAACAATAACACTGTTGCTGCAACAACGGGTAATTTGTTCTTATATTCTTATAGTGGTAATATTGATGCTAGTAATCAACGTATTGGAAATATCGCTACTCCAATCTATACAAATGATGCTGCTACAAAAGCATATGTTGATACTACCATTGGCAATGACCTATTTGGTAATCTGATACAACTTGGACCAAACACCAGTGGACAACTGGTTAGTAATGCAGTCACGTTAACAACTACAACGTTTGTTACAGATGGTATTGCAAAACTTAATCAAGTATTGGGTAAACTTGTTCCTCCTTCACCTGGCAACTTTCCAAACGGCAGCGCACTAAGTTTAAGTGGGTTATCTACACTAGGTCGTATGTGTAACTTTACGCAAACTGACAACAGTGGATGGGGCAATCTTAGTATAAGTGGTGGCACAAGTTTCTCTAATGGTATTCGTGCTGCAACCATGACTACTAATACTTTCTCACGTCAGGGACCAGGTGATAGTGGAAACGTTCAGGTTATCGTGAATGGTGTTGCGACAGGTTATCGTGTTATGTCACCTGGCAATAATAATAACGGAACATATGGTCAACTTATTATTACCGCAAACCAAGATTATGGACCATTGAGTGGCAGTGCTAGCGGATTCTGGAGTAGTTTTAGTGCACAGGGCAGTGGTTCTAACGCAGCAGCGGGATGGAACCAAGTATATCTAACAGACACTGGTGGTGCAAACACCAATGCCGCAAGTTGGTACTATGATATCAATAATCCAGGCGCACCCGTATGGAGTAATAGTAGTCTTGCATTAACAACCAATAGCGCAACATACAGCAGCACCGTTCCACATCTTAACAGTAGTTCGGTGTGGCGTTTGGTTGGAAACGTTGCTAAACTTAGTGGTGATACATACTATACAAGTGATACATTTATAACTGGTGCTGCGGGTGGAGCAATCTCTACACCAAGCAGCGTAACTTATACACAAGCGGGTGTTACAACACCACTTGTACGTAACTCTTATGTTAGTAGTGGAAGTGCATACTTCACTACAACTGCGGCAGGTGTTACTGGATTTGGCAGCAGCAGTGGCGGACCAAGCATGACTGTATTCAACAGTTATAGTACGGCTGCACAATCATTTACACCTGGTGTAACAGTTCTTTATAAAACTGGCACTACTACGCAAATTGAAGAAACAAGTTTAACAAACTCAATCACAGGCACACCAAGCACATTTCGTATTTCAAATCCTGGTGCTACTGATACACCTGTTTATACTGGTAGTGAGGCGGCATTTAATAGTCAAACTGGACCATTTTATACATATGATGCAACAGTCGTTGCTGCTGTTCTTAAGTTTGACCAGACAAATTATAGTACAGGTTATCAACCAGTTGGTCCTAACTTAAGTGGACAAGGAGCAAGTCAATACTTTACATTTAAGTTTGCTAAGTCTGCATTAAGTAAATTTGACATTGTGTATAGTGGAACTATTGCAGGTCTTTGGGTTGCTCTACCTGGTTCAACGCTAGATAGCACAAGTACCCTAAACGGTTGGTTAGATTTAAGTTCTGCCTATGGTGGTGCTGGTAAACCTGGCGCAAATACAGGTGCTGGTGGTAATGGAAGCAATGGCGCAAGTACAGGTGGCACTGCAACGCTTAATAGTGCAGTATCAAATAAGGCAGTAACTGCTACATTTGGTACAGAAACATCTACAAATAGTACTGGCAATGAAATTTATGTTCGTATTAAATTAACAAGTGGTCAAAGCGTGACTGCTCTTAGCATAGGAGCAGCGTCACACTAATGGCTATTTCAGATACACAGAAAGTAGACTATCTCTTTAAGAAAGTTGGTTATACTCTAGCCAAAACAGATACGGCTACTGCAAAAAGTCCTGCAAACGAAAGTATTGCAAGTCCACTTATTACTCGTGGCGATTATGTTTGGCAACAAAGTAATTCTATACCTACAGTTATACCTAGCGCAAATAGCAGTGTCATTACAATTTATAGTGATGCGCTAAGTGATACTGTTAAGACAACAGTTGATGGTACTTCAACAGCAAACCGTACTTGGCTAACAGGTTTAACAAACTGGATTGATCCAAGTTTTGGTTCTACCTATCAGGTAAAAGTATATGTAGTTGAGAGTGCAACTTCTAACCCACAAACCGTTGGTTATCAGATGTCTGCTGACGGCAGCGGCAATAATGACAGTTGGTACTTTGACTACAGCAGCGGTGTTCTAAACTTTCCAGATACAAATCTACCATATTATGCTAACGGGGTAGCAGTATCATTTACTGGTAAAAGTATATTTGTAAGCGGCGCAAGATACACAGGTGCAACTGGTTTAGCAAATATTGCGTTACAGACTGCATATAGTAACACTGTTACCTTTGGTAATACAGTAACATTTAACAGCAATGTTTATGCAAATACAAATATTCAGGCAAACGCAAATGTCACAATAAACAACAACCTAACCGTAAATGGCAACATTACAACTGGAAATTTGAATACTTCTGGAAATGTTACAGCATATAGATTTTATGGTGATGGCAGTCAACTTAGTGGTGTTAGTAGTTATAGTAATGCTAATGTGGCTAGTTATTTGCCATTATACGGTGGAAATATCAGTGCTTATAACGTAAATGCTAACATTTATACATCTAGCATTAGTGCTTCAAGTGCTAATGCAAACATATTCATTACGCCTGGTGCAAATGGTTATGTTAGTGTAAACACAAATACTGCATTTCAAGTTCCAGTTGGAACTAATTCAAGTTATCCTCCAATAAATCGTGTTGGTATGTTACGTTGGAACAGTGATTTAGGTTATCTTGAAGTTTATACTGGCATAAAATGGGAAGCAGTTGGTATTGAAGGTGGTACAGTAAATGTAGTAAGTGATGTGTTTACAGGTGATAACAGCACAACTACTTTTAACTTAAGTCAAAATAACACAACAAGTGGAACATTAGTTTCAATCAACGGTGTAATTCAATTGCCAACTACAAGTTATACAGTTAGTGGAAACGTACTAACACTTAATGAAGCACCTGTATCAACTGATATTATAGAAGTTCGTCAATATGTTCCAAGCACAACCATTGGTTCAATAACTAATGGCAATGCTTCACTTGCAATGACTACTGTTGGAAACCTTGCAACTGCAAAGTTTGTCAATGATGGGTTGACAACTATGACAGTTGACAGCACAAAAATAATACAAAGTGTTCCCGTTGTTGTTTCCTCTCCAAATATTTCAGTAAACTCTACAACTGCTCAAATTGACGCATTTAGTCCAACACTTTACCGAACAGCAAAGTATATTGTAAGTTGCGCCAACTATGGCAATAATTATTTTCAAAGCAGTGAAGCATTGGTTGTCCACGATGGTACAAATGTTGTTGTTACTACATATGGCGTTGTTTCTACAAGCACACAGTTGTTTACATTAAGTGCAAACATCTATAACTCTAATGTTTCACTGTGGGCAACTACTGGCAGTACTAATAATATTAAAGTAAGCGCCACTTATATCACTGTTTGATGTCTAACCATATAACTGTATAAATATCATTAACGGAGATTTATCTATGAGTTATACGATTACCCATGCAAACGGTGCAAATGCTATTGTTATTGCGGATGGTACCATTAATAACAGCACAAGCATTACGCTTGTTGGAAAAAATACACCAAACTATGGTCAGTACCTAGATCAAAATTTCCTTAATATGCTTGAAAACTATGCAAATAGTTCACAGCCAGTTAGTCCAATCACTGGACAAATTTGGTATGATAGCACACATGCGGTTCTGAAAGTATATACTGGCAGTGTGTTCAAAAATATCAACGCAGCAACTGCAAGTAATAATCAACCACTTAATCCTGTTTTGGGTGATCTATGGTTTGATACCGTAAACCAACAACTTAACTGTTATAATGGCACTGCATGGGTTATCATTGGACCAATAGGCGGCGCTGGTCAGGTTGCAAGTGAAGTTCTTACCGATACTGGTGCTGGAAGTCATAATGTTATTTCTTTTAAAATCAGTAATACTCGCTATGCTATTTTAAGTAAAGACCAATTTTTTACACCAAGTCCAGGTATCAGTGGTTTTACATCACCTGGCATCTATCCTGGTTTAAATATCGCAAGTACTGCTTTCGTTTCTAACAACCGTTTTGTGGGAACTGCTACTAATGCTGATGCTCTTGGCAGCGTTACTGCCGCTAACTTTATGCGAGCAGACCAGAATACAAGTACTGCTGGTACGCTACAGATTACAAATAACAGCGGTCTACTAGTAGGAACTGGTAGTGCAACTGGTCAGTTAGATATCTACAGTAATCAATTTTTAATTGAAAACATTACAAATAATGGTCCAATCAGATTAGTAACTCGTAATAGTAGTGGTGGCACAGTAAATGCAATAGACGTACTTGCCAATGCGGATGTTAAAGTATATGGAAACTTAATTGTTGCTGGTAACCTTGACGTTGTAACAAGTAATGAAAATGCACTTATCAGTGGCGTTGCTGCAAGTTATAATACAACAAGTGGTGCGATGCAAGTAGTAGGTGGTATTGGTATTGGTGGTAACATTAATACTGGTGGATCACAAAATACATTTAGTGGAAATGTCACAGTTGCTAATCTAAGTGCAGTTGGCGGTAATGTTTATGCAAGTTATGTAAATGCTGGAACTATTGGTAACAGCGGTGCTTATCTAACAGGAACCATTACAACTGCAGCACAAAATGCAATTACAAGTATTGGTACATTAACTGGATTGCAAGTAAGTGGTGCTGCTGGTTTTACTGGTGGTAGCGTAACATTTAACCCAACTAGTTCTTATAAATTAAGCCTTGGTACTGTTGGAAATGTGCAAATAAGTGGTGGAACGGCGAGTCAATGGTTACAAACAGATGGCAATGGTAATCTAAGTTGGCAAACTATTTTTATTCCAGTTGGTGCTACTGCAAGTGCTGGTCAAGTAGGTATCTATTCAAACGCAAGTTATATTACTGGTAATTCAAGTATAACATTTAATGGTGCAAACTTAGCAGTTACTGGTGGTATTACCGCAACTGGTGATATCACGGCATTTGCATCTGATGCAAGATTAAAAACTAATATTGCTACTATACCACAGGCTTTGGATAAGGTCAAGCAAATTAGTGGTGTTATATATAATTGGAATGATATTGCTACTCAATTTGGTATTGGTGATAGTAGCGAACATGCTGGTGTGTTAGCACAGGAAGTTCAAAGTGTTCTTCCACAAGTAGTGCGACAAGCACCGTTTGATATTGCGCCAGATGGCAGTAGTAAGAGTGGTGAGCATTATTTAACAGTGCAATATGACAAGATTATACCGCTGCTAATTGAAGCAATCAAAGAACTTAGTGCAGAGGTTGAGGCATTAAAAGCAAGAGGTAGTTAACAATGCCATCTGTAGCAGGCGTCGCAGGCAATGCACTACCTTTTAGCGGTCCTCTTGATTTAGCATCTATAAATGCAGAGTGGGGGTTGGGTGCAGACCTCACGCAATATCACGGTGTTAAATGGTATTATGATGGAAATCTTACTTTTGGTTATTTCAGCAGCGGTGTAAACTCAATAAAAATAAGTGATTTTTATGGAAAACGTGCAACTGACCCTGCTAGCGGCGGCGCATATTTTGCAAATGTCAGTGGTAGTTTTTCTGTTCCGCTATATCGCAATAGTATTACCATAGAGATATGGGGCGCAGGTGGCGGCGGTGGCAGTGGTAATGGCGGTGGTGGTGGCAAAGGTGGTGATAGCAGTGCATTGGGTGTCATTACTGGGGGTGGTGCTGGTGGTGGCTCTGGCTCTATTCCTGTTCCTCCTCCACCATTAGATACAGCTACAAGTGGCAGCGGAGGACGAGAAACAGTAGAAAGTATCAGTTATGTAGGTGGTGCCTATGGCATTCAAGGACAGACTGTTACATCTGTAAACGGTGTTGTTACTGGAACGGTTAGTTGGGGTGGAGTTGGTACGGTATCAGTTCAAGTTGGTGATCCTGCACCAAGTTCAGAACCGTCTACTTGTTTTGTTGCTGGTACTCCTGTTATGATGTATGATAGAACTTATAAATCAATTGAACAAATAAAAGTTGGTGACAGGGTTATGGGTGCATTTGGTGAAATAAACACTGTTTTGCTATTGCGTCATACATTTATTGGTAATAGATACATGTATATGGTAAATGATGAACATTTAACAACTGAAGACCATATGCATGTTTCTTCTGATAAAAAGTTTTATAGTTTTAATCCTGAAAGACAGAAAAAATCTTGGAATAAATGGTTACCTGTTTTAGACCAAACAGGCAAAGAAATTGAATATTTTAATTTAGGATTTGAGTTGGATAGACTTAATAAATTAGAATTAGGTATAGAATTACAAACAGTAAATGGTGGTAAAAGATTAGTCACTGCAGAAAAATTAACCTATGCAAATGATACCCCTTTGTTTAATTTGATCGTTGACGGCAGTCATACATATACCGCTAATGGATATGCAGTGGTAGGCGGACCAAGAGAAGATGATTTTAATTATGATACTTGGATGATTAAGGATTAAATTATGTCAAACGGTAACGGTGGAAGTGGTGGAACAATTGGTGCAAATGCCAATCCAAGCATTGCAAATCCAACCGTATTTGTATTTTTAAATGGAAATAGTGGTACGAACGGTTCTACTGCACAAAATACCAGTGCAAATAATGCTAATGTTGGTATAGGTGGTGGCGGAAGCAGTGCAAGTAATTCCTATGGCAGTGCAACAGGCGGATCGGGTGGTGCTGGCGGTTATGTTAAAATTACATACGGACCTGGTCAAATACCACAAGGCAACGTAATTGCCTATATAATTGGTGCGGCTGGTACAAGCAACGGCACTAGTGGTGGAATAAAGATTACTTGGAGTTAATGAACTATGACAGGTCCAATTAAACCATGGGGTAATTCATTAGCAATAAGTGAAATCAATACTGGTTTTGCACTTGGTGATAATCTTGGTGTATATCGTGGTGTAACTTGGTATTATAGTGGAAATCTTACCACAGGAACCTTTCCAAGTGGTGCAACAGCACGCTTAGACGTTGCTAACTTTTATGGTAAACAACCAACTGATCCTGCAACTACTGGAACAACTACTGTTGATACTGTTGGTAGTGGTACCTTTACCATACCACTTTATCGCAATACACTACAGATTGAAATATGGGGAGGTGGTGGCGGTGGTGGTAGTGGTAACCATGATGGCACGTTTAATGGAAGCAGTGGAACCTCTTCATCAGTTCTTGGAGTCACTGTAAATGGCGGCACTGGTGGAACTGGTGGAAATCGTAATGGTACTCAAAGTGGCGGTGGAGGTGCAGGTGGTACTGCAAGCGGTACAGTTGCAAACGCATCCGTACTAACCAAAACAACAGGAAATGCAGGCGGCGGTGGAAACGCAGGTGGAAACGCAGGCGGCGCTGGCGGAAGTGCACCAAATGGTGGAACTGGTGGTTCTGCGGGTAGTAATAGTGTGGGTGGAACTGGTGGCGCACCTGGTGCGGGTGGTGGAGGTGGTGGATATAGTGACCATCAATCTAAAAATCCAAATCAAGCAGGTGGCGGTGGTGGTGGCAGTGGAGCCTATGCTAATATATACTATAGCAGTTATGGCGCTATATCTTCTGGTACGGTTGTAAATTATACAGTTGGGGCAGCCGGTACTGGTGCACCCCAAGATCAGGCTGGTGGAAACGGTGCAAGCGGTAGAATCAAGTTCACATGGACATAAATATTTAAAAGGTTAACACATGGCAGAGAAACTTCATCTTAAAATTGTTGGATATGACGATAATCATAATTTACTTGTATCATTTGCAACAGATGATAGTAAAAACACGGTTGATGAATATCCAGTTTATAGTTTTCAACCTCATCAATTTCTTGATAAAACTGCAGATGAAATTATAGTTGAAATTGCAAAAATGGGTCTATCAACTGCACTCAACCAAGATGCACAAGAAACACATGCGGCAAATACTGGTAAGGTTATTGATTTCCAAGATATGGTTGGAACTACACGAGAATTTGCTATTGCCAATATTACTCCAACTGAAGTTCCAATGCCAAATAGTTTAACTGATATTGTGGTAAAATGACTGTACAAATAGGCGAACCACATTCTTTTGCAGATTTAAAGTTTAGAGTAAACACAACTGTTTATACAAGTGCTGGTGATTATATTACTAGAAAACTTAATAAAGTTGGGTTAAATCCAGACACCTATGCTCGTAGACATTATGTAACAAATGGTAAATTTATAAGTAATTTTCCTGATACAGATATATCAGCACAAGTAGGTGAAACTGGAACGGTTTGGCCATTCACAGGAAACATCGCAACTGATACATTCACTATTACTGCGTTAGAGGATAATAGTTCATATGTTTGCGTGATACCAACTGACCCAAATTATCAAGTTATCCATGAAGTTCATGGTTTAGTTGCGGGTCAAGTATATGGAACTGCGACAGGAAAATGTTATATACCAACTGTTGATTGTAATCTTTATAGTGGTGGACAATTAAATGCTGGTGGTGTATTAGTTTGCGCCAACAATGCGGACATTATAACACCACTTTCAAGTGGTTCAGTTATGGTATTTTCTGCAGTTGCTGCAAATCAAGATATTAATACCATAGGTTAATAAAATAACCAACGCCACCTAAATACTTCGTGGGAGTATTTTCAGCATGAGCGGTGGTAATTTAACAAGAATTCGTAATAACCAAGTATACAATAGTGACATTTATGCATCAGCAAAATTGGTCGCTAAGAGTGTAACAGGTGGTTTGCTAAGCGATAACTTTACATATACAGGTAATATGACCATCGGTAACCTTACGGTTAACGGTAATACTACCACACTTGATACCACTAACCTTGTAGTTGCTGATCCACTACTTGCCATTAATAGAAACCAAAGCGGAACTCCTACATATGACCTTGGTTTCATCATGGGTCGTGGTAACCAAACCAACGTTGCTATGATTTGGGAAGAAACTAATAAACAGTTCCAACTTCAGTATACATCAGAAAGTACTGCAAGTACAACCTACGGCACAATTAATAACAGTGGTTATGCTAACCTACAAGCATATGGCATCTTACTAAACAATGCTTCTATTGGAACACTTACTGTAACTTCTTCATTACAGGCACCAAGTTTTACTGCAACTAGTGGTGGTCAGTTTATTGGTTATCATACTGGTGCTATTGGCGCAAATACTGCTAATAGCGGTGCGTTCACAACTCTTTCTACCACAGGTAATGCTACTATTCAGGGCAATATCCTAGTAACTGGTAATATTATTCCAAGTGTTTCTAACACTTATTCATTGGGTTCATCTACCAATCGTTTTGCAAATCTATGGATTAAAGGCACAACAATTTATCTTGGTGCTATTGCAGTAAGCGATGGTGGCGGTTATCTTCAAGTAACTGATCCAAATACTAATTTACAACTTGGTATCCAAACTGCAAGTATTAATAATACCATAATTGGTAATACTGGACCTGCTAGTGGTACATTTACAACTGCAAATGTTAACGGCACACTTTATGCTGCGACTGTAAATGCTGCGACAATTGGTAATAGTGGTGCTGTGTTTAGTGGCGCAACAAGCACACTAACTGGCGCAAGTCAGGCAGCAAGTTTTACTACAAGTGGTGGTGGACAAGTTACTGGTTATATTACTGGTGCAATTGGTGCAAATACTGCTAATAGTGGCAACTTTACAACTGTAGTTACTACAAGTAACCTATATGCTGGCGGTAATATTGTTGCTGCAAGCGGAACAAGTTCTACATCAACCACAAGCGGTGCGTTAGTTGTTCAAGGTGGTATTGGTGCAAGTGGTAACATTTATATTGCAGGTTCAACATATCTTGGAACTGCATTTAATTATACTCCGCAGTATGCAAAATTTCAACATGGTGACAATCAAAATAACTATGTGCAACTTGTTGTTCAAAATCAAAACAGCGGCAATCAAGCAACAACTGATATTGTTGCAGTTGCTAATAATGGCAGTGATAATGATACTTTTATTGATATGGGTATCAATAGCAGCGGCTATAACCAAGCAGCATATAACCTCACTGGTCCAAATGATGGTTATCTATATATTACGGGCAATACAACCACTGGTGGTGGTAATCTTGTAATTTCTACGTATACATTAAATGATATTGTATTTTCTCTTGCTGGTAGTGCTACCGCAAATGAATTTGCTCGTATGAGAGCAAATACAAATAGTTTTGTAATCAGTAGCACAACAAATTCTACATCTACATCAACTGGTGCACTTCAAGTTCGTGGTGGTGCTGGTGTAAGTGGTAACCTTAACGTGGGAACTGCCAGTTACAGTCCAATTTATTATTATTCAAATGGCGTTAATATTCTTAATGCTATTACTGCAAGTGCATATAGCAACGCAAATGCTGCTTCTTATCTGCCAACCTATAACGGAAACATTGGCAATCTTGCTACAGGTAATCTAATACCTCTGGCTAACACATCCTATTATCTTGGTAATAGCACAAATTATTATGCAAACGTTTATGCTAACAACTTTAATGCTATCACACAACTTGCAACACCAAAGATTCAATTTACAGTTGGTGGAGCGTCAATAGTTGAAGATAACTCACTTGATTTGGCAATCGTTGGACCATATCAAATTAGTATTAAACCTGCTTCATATCAATATACATTTAACAATAACGGAAGTTTGAGTGGTCCTGGTGGAACATTTGTATATGCTAACGGTGCTATATATGGTAACATTACTGCAACTGGCGCATATTGGGCAAACGGTGTTTCATTTGCATCAACAATTACTGGTACATACAGCAATAGCAATGTTAACTCATATCTTCCAACTTACACTGGAACACTATCACCAAGTAGTTTAACAACAAATAGTGGTGGTCAAGTAAGCGGTTACCTAACAGGTGCAATTGGTGCAAATAGTGCAAATACGGGTGCATTTACAACTGTTACTGCAACTGGCGCACTGACTGCACAAGGAACTATTACTGGCGGTGGTCAGGTTGTTGGTTACTTTAATGGTGCAATTGGTGCAAACACTGCAAATAGTGGTGTGTTTACAACGGTTACGGCAAGTGGTAATATTACAGCACAAACTGCAAACGTATATGGTGCTAACTTTGTTGCAAACACTGCGAGTTATAGCCCTGTTTACTATTATGCAAACGGTGTGAACATTCTTAATGCGGTAATTAATAGTGCTTATAGCAATACAAATGCTGCCGCATACTTAACAACTTACACTGGTAACTTACTAGCAGGCAATATTACTGCGCTAAACAACATCACTGGTTATCTAAATGGAACAATTGGTGCAAATGCTGCAAATAGTGCTGCATTTACTACGGTAAGTATCACGAATGGCGCAAACTCTTATGGCAGCGGTCAAGGTGCGTTACAAATTGGTGGCGGTTTCTATGCTGGCGGTGATTCTTATATCAACGGTAACTTGCAAATAAAAGGCAACCTTACATCTGTTGGATATAGCCAATTAGTTGCTAATGCTCCGTTACTTTACCTATCAGTAGGTAGTATTTCAACTTATAACTATGAACTTGGTTTTTATAGTCACAAATATGATGCAGTTGAAGGATATAACCATACAGGTGTCGTAAGAAACCATCTTGATAATTCTTGGTATTTCTTTAGTAACGTTCGCACAGAACCAGATTCAACTGTTGATCTTGGTAACGCAAATACAGTATATGATACTGTAAAACTTGGTAATATCATTGCTTATAGTGGCAATACTTCTACTTCTACAACAACTGGTGCTGCTGTAATTTATGGTGGTATGGGTGTTGGTGGTAACATTTATGCCTCTGCAATTCAAGGCACTCCAATTGGTAATGGTGTAGCATCAAGTGGTGTATTCACTAGTGTAACCAGCGTTGGTCAGGTTACAGGTTATCATACTGGTGCTATTGGTGCTAACAGTGCCAATAGTGGTGCATTTACAACTCTTACGACAACTGGTGGCGTTGCTTTCAATAGTAATGCTACTCTTACAACTGACCAAGCAACCGTTACCTTATTCAATTTAAGTTCAACCACCATTAATTTTGGTGGCGCAGCAACAACCATTAGCATTGGTGCAAATACTGGTAGAACTACTATCAATAACGATGCGGCTGCGGATAACTTCTATGCAACCGGCGGCGGTCAATTAGTTGGTTACCTAACGGGTGCAATTGGTGCTAACACTGCAAATACTGGTGCATTTACGAGTGTCACCGCAAGTGGTAATATTACTGCACAAACTGCCAACGTTTATGCTGCTAACGTAATTGGTAACACAGCACTTTACGGTGGTCAATATTATTGGACAAATGGTGTAACTCTTGCAAGTACTATTACTGGTCTATATGGTAACAGTAATGTCGCTACATACCTGCCAACTTATACTGGAACATTAAGCCCAAGCAGTTTAACAACTAATAGTGGTGGTCAAGTAACTGCATACCTAACTGGTGCAATTGGTGCTAACGTAGCAAACAGTGGTGTATTCACTACTGCTAACGTTAATGGAACACTTTATGCTGCAACTCTAAATGCTGCAACGATTGGAAACAGCGGCGCAACATTCAATGGTGCAAGTATTAATCTAACAGGTAATGCAAGTATTAATGCAATTAGTGCTTTCCAAGTTGGTAATACAAGTACAATTCTTGAAGGTACAATTGGTAGTGCTACTCCAAGTCAACCAAATATTACTTCTCTTGGAACACTAACATCACTTACAGTAAGTGGTACTGCTGCTGCATCATCAATCAATGCGGGTACAATTGGAAATAGCGGTGCGGTATTCAACGGCGCAAGTATTAACCTAACAGGCAATGCAAGTGTTAATGCAATCAGTGCCTTCCAAGTTGGTAATACAAGCACAATCCTTGAAGGTACTATCGCTAGTGCCACCCCAAGCCAACCAAATATTACAAGTGTTGGAACGCTTACATCACTAACAACAAGTGGTAACATTACTGCACAAACTGCAAACGTATATGCTGCTTATATAGTAGCAAATACTGGTGCCGTGGCAACCAACTTCTTCTATTCAAATGGAACAAGTATTGCTGCCACTATTGCCGCTGCTTCTTACAGTAACACAAATGCTGGTGCTTATCTTACAGTTTACAACGGTAATATTGCAGCAAACTATATCACTGCAGTTCGTGTTGGTAACAGCGGTACACTTCTAACTGGTACACTAACTACTAATGCTCAACCATATATTACTGCGATTGGAACTCTTACTAACCTAACAGTTACTAATACAATTACTGGTAGTGTAAGTGGAAATGCAGGCACTGCAACAGCATTGCAAACATCAAGAAACATTAACGGTGTCCCATTCAATGGTACAAGTGATATCACTGTCACTGTAGATGCTAATAACTTAACTGGTACAACTCTTGCAAGTGGTGTAACTGCTTCAAGCCTACAAAGTGTTGGTTTCTTGAATGATCTCAGTGTCAACGGTAACATAAACACATGCAATAGTGTTATCACAAACAGTGTAACAGCAGGCGTTTATACACAAAACATTAGCACTTATGATGGTGTTGGAAATCTAAATGTTTATGTGCCACGCAATGCTAACCTAACAGTTAATGCTGCACAGGTTGCTGCAAATCTTGTAGTACATGGCAACAGTGCTGCTGGTTATCAGAACTTACTAGTTACCAGTGGTGCAACTGGTCAGGTTGGTATTAAGGTTGCTCCAAATGCAATTACTAGTGGTGCAAGTCTAGAGATTAACAGCACAGATAGTATTCAGATTCCAGTTGGTACAACTGCACAGCGTCCTACTGGTGCTGCTGGTATGATTCGTTATAATACCACTAATGCTCAGTTTGAATATTTTAATGCCACTACCTCTACTTGGGTTGGAGCGCAAGGTGCTTATACTACCATTACTGAAAGTTCATTTACAGGTGATGGAAGCACAACTACATTTACATTAGCACAAAACAGCACAACAAACGGTACGTTCGTAAGTGTTAACGGTGTTCTACAAATTCCAACTACTGCATACAGTGTAAGTGGCAACGTACTGACATTTACAGAAGCACCAATATCAACTGATATTATTGATGCTCGTGTGGTTGCTGCTACGACAACAGTAACTGGTATTAGTGGAAGTACTGGTGGTAGTGCTGCAGTTCAAGCAAACAGCAGTGTTTATATCACTGGTGGTCTTGCAGCAGCAGTTAACCCAACAACGCTCACACAAAATACACCAACTACCATTGATACGTTCCCAACATCAACTTATCGTGTTGCAAAGTATGTGATCAAGGTAAGTGATAGCACAAACGGTGTATATAGTGGAGCAGAACTTATTGTAGCACATAACGGAACTACGGCAACAAGTCAAGTTTACGGTGTAGTAAACACTGGTGCAAACGCACTTGCTACATTTAGTTCATCAATTAGCGGCGGCAACGTACTTGTGACCGCAAATACTTGGAGCAGCACGGCAACTGCTACAGTATTCCAAACTTATATGCCAGTATAATAGCCAGCAGGGAGATATGGAACTATGGCAAATACAAATTTTACGGTACATAACGGTCTCACCGTAGGACCAACGAGTATAGATGCAACTAGTGGTAATATAAGCACTACTGCAACATTTGTAACTAGTAATAACACAGCCTCTACATCTTCGGCTACTGGCGCACTTGTAATAAGTGGTGGTGTTGGGGTTAGTGGAGCAATTTACGCAAATCTTTTTAATGCTTCTTCATTATATGCAGGCACTATCGGTAATACAGGTTCAACTTTAACAGGAACCCTGTCAACTGCAGCACAAACTAATATTACCTCTATTGGTACGCTAGGATCACTTACAGTAACTGGTGCTGTTAATGCCAACACATTTAGTGGTGTTGCGGTATATGCTGGTACAATCGGCAACACTGGTACAACCTTAACTGGTACACTATCAACTGCAGCACAAACTAATATTACTTCTGTTGGTACACTTAGTAGTCTTGCTACTTCTGGTGTTATTACAAGTGGTGGTAATATTAACGTTACCTCTTCAACTAATAGTACAAGTGCAACAACTGGTTCTATAGTAACTGCTGGTGGTATTGGTGTTGCACAAGATATGTATGTTGGTGGAAAATTATACGTCGGTGGTAATACTACATTTATTAACACAACAATTATCAACACAACTGATACACTAAGTGCACCTACTATACAAGCAGGAACAATCGGTAATAGCGGTGCTGTACTTTATGGAACACTTAATAGTAGTAGTGCTTCTCAAACTAATATCACTGCCGTTGGCACTCTTACAAGTTTAAATAGTGGTGCTATTACAACAACAGGTACACTTGCAGTAAACGCTAGTGGCGGCATCACGACAAACCAAACTACATTTCCACTAGTCAATGCAACAGCCACTACAATTAATTTTGGCGGTGCCGCAACTACTATCAACGTAGGCGCAAGTGGTGGTGTAAACTTTGTTCCAACAGGTAACGCAGTTTCTAATTTAGGTAGCACAGGTTCTGGATATTGGAATAACGTGTATGCAGTAAACTTCCTTGGAACGTCAACCACTGCAAAGTACGCCGACTTGGCCGAACGTTATAGCAGTGATGCAAACTATGAACCTGGCACAGTTGTTGATTTTGGTGGTGATGCGGAAGTTACTCTAAGCAATATTGACGAAAGTCCTGCTGTTGCTGGTGTTGTGAGTACTAATCCAGCATACATGATGAACAGCGATGCTGATGGGTTGTATATCGCACTTGTCGGTCGTGTGCCAACCAAGGTTACTGGACCTGTTCGTAAGGGTCAGATGATGGTATCTAATGGTGATGGAACCGCACGTGGTGAAAATAATCCAATCATGGGTAGTGTAATCGGTAAAGCCTTAGAAAACTTTGGTGATGGCGTGGGTGTTATTGAGGTTGTAGTTGGTCGTCTCTAATTGGTTAAATACTATATTAGAGAACAACAATGGCATTAACACGTACAGTAAGTGATTTTAAAGACAGCGTTAAAGCAGCGTCCGTTGGTGCAAACATCAATCTTGCAGCAGCACCAAATACGCTTGATGGTATCACACTAGTTGCCAATGACCGTGTTCTAGTAAAAGACCAAACACCAAGTTCGCTAAATGGTATCTATCGTGTAACAACGTTAGGCACAGGAAGTAATGGTTCTTGGACACGTGCTAGTGACTTTAATGATTATCGTCAAATAAGCAGTGGCGCAATGACATTTGTTGAACAAGGTTCAATAAATGGCAACGTATTCTATTATATTCCTGGCGGTGAACCAAATGTTCAAATAGGTACAACTGCTATTACTTTTAGCAACCTATATAGTTTTATTGATACCACCAATACGCTACAAAGCGTTACAAACTATGGTAATAGCACAACCAATATTATTACAATAAGCAATACTACAACTTCAACGAGTACAACTAGTGGTGCTTTAATCGTTAGTGGTGGTGCTGGTATTAGTGGTAACCTTTATGTTGGTGGTAACTTATCCATTGCTGGTAACACCACGTTTATTAATACAACTACTATTACAACAACTGATACAATTGCTGCCCCTACGATTAATGCCAACGTAATTGGTAATACTGGTAGTTCGCTTTATGGAACTATTGCTACTAACGCACAGCCATTTATTACAAGTGTTGGTATCTTAACGGGATTAACCACAAGCGGTAATATTACAGCACAAACCGCAAATATGTATGCTGCCAATCATGTTGCTAATACTGCAACTTATAGTGCTGCTTATTATTGGGCAAACGGTGTTGCATTTAGTAGTAGCAATTATTCTAATACACAAGTTGCTGCCTATCTTCCAACTTATACTGGAACTTTATCACCTAGTAGTTTAACAACTAATACGGGTGGTCAGGTAAGTGGTTACCTTACTGGTGCTATTGGTGCTAATAGTGCGAATAGCGGTGCATTTACAACTGTTACAGCTACAAGCACGATCACTGCACAAGGAACTGTCAGTGCGCCAACAATAAATGCTGGCACAATTGGTAATAGCGGTGCTATATTATATGGAACACTTAATACTAGTAGTGCTGCTCAACCTAATATAACCTCACTTGGTACATTAACAAGTCTAACTTCTACTGGAACCATTGCTGCTCCTACGGTCATTGCTGGTACTATTGGTAATGCTGGTGCAGTACTTTATGGAACACTTAACTCACAAAGTGCAAGTCAAACAAACATTACAAGTGTTGGACAACTAACCTCACTTAATGTTACTGGCACTACCAATACTAACCAATTACAAGCGGGTTTAATTGGTAATAGTGGTGCATTACTACAAGGTACCTTAATTACAGCAGCACAGGGCAACATTACTTCGGTTGGAATACTAACTTCTCTTACTTCAACTGGTACTATTGCTGCAAACCAAATTAATGGCGGACAAATTGGTAACACTAGTGCTTTGTTAGTTGGAACACTTGTAAATGCTGCTCAAGGCAATATTACAAGCGTAGGCATACTAACTTCTCTTACTTCAACTGGTACTATTGCTGCAAATCAGGTACAAGCAGGCGTTTTAGGTAATAGTGGAGCACTTATAACAGGAACGCTTACCACTTCTTCTCAAGGTAATATTACGAGTGTTGGACAATTGACCTCACTTAATGTTACTGGTACAACTACAACTAATCAATTACAGGCGGGTTTAATTGGCAATAGTGGTGCGCTACTACAAGGTACCCTAATTACCGCAGCACAAGGTAATATTACAAGCACTGGTGCGCTAACAAGCCCAAGTTTCACTGCTAGTAACGGCGGACAGATTACTGGTTATCTTACTGGTGCTATCGGTGCAAACACTCCCAATACTGGTACATTTACAACTATAACCGCAACTAATGCAATTCATGGTACTATAAGTTCTGGTAGTATTGCTGGCTATCTCAATGGTGCGCTTGGCGCAAATACACCAAATACTGCTACATTTACAACAGCCACTGTTACTAATGCAACAAACACAAGCGGTCTTGGTACAGGTGCTCTTATTGTTACACAAGGTGGCGCAGCAATTCAACAAGATTTGTATGTTGGTGGTAACATTTATGCTGCAAATATTATATCACAAACTTCTCAGCAACTCGTTGTTAGCGATCCGCTAATATACTTGAGTGCAAATTCTGGATCATACAACTATGAAATTGGTTTCTATAGCCACTTTGTCGGTGGTAATATTAACAATTATCAACATACTGGTTTTACACGCAATCACGTAGATAATCAATGGTATCTATTCTCTAACTTACCAGAACCAAGCGGTGGTGTAGTAAATCTTGCAAATACTAATATTGTTTATGACACAATAAAATTTGGTGCTGCTCTTGTTCAAAATACTACAGTTGCTACTAACACTACAAGTGGTGCACTTCAAGTTGCTGGTGGTGTTGGTATTGTTGGTGCAGTATATGCAAATAATTTTAACGGTGTGTCGCTATATGCTGGTACAATTGGTAATACTGGTGCTACCCTTACTGGTACTCTATCAACTGCAACACAAACCAATATTACAAGTGTTGGTACATTGGGATCACTTACTGTAAGTGGAACTACAAATCTACAAGGCACAACTAACGGTGCCACTATCAATGCAACAAACCTATACGCAACCACAATAGGTAATACTGCTGCTGCGATAAATGGTAATTTAATTAATGGTTCAGCAGTATATGCTGGTACAATAGGTAACACAGGCACAACCTTAACTGGTACACTATCAACCGCAGCACAAACTAATATCACAAGCACAGGTGCGCTTACAAGTCCAAGTTTCACAACAAGCAGTGGTGGTCAGATAACTGCATATCTTACTGGTGCAATCGGTGCTAATAGCGCAAATAGTGGTGCATTTACCACTTTAACTGCAAGCGGTAATACCACACTAAACAATTATGCAAACATTTATATTGCAACTGGTAGCACCGCACAAACAAGTGCGCTATCAATTGTTGGTAACGTTTATGGGCAAGGTGGCACAGGATATCTTGATTTTCTTAAATTAACAAATACCTACAGTGCTGCAACTAACCCAAACAAGTATTTCCGTATAGATAATGCTGGTTCATTCCAAGTAATTAATAGTGCATATACTAATAATATTTTCAACTTGACCGATGCTGGAGCACTTACTGTTCCAAGTGTTGCAACTGTAGGAAATCTTGTTACTACAAGTGGCGTATATTGGTCAAACGGTGCTGCATATAGCAGCGGCGGCGGTGGTGGTAGCACTTCACCTGGTGGTGCTAACACTATGGTGCAGTTTAATAACGGCGGATCATTTGCTGGTGCAACTTACTTACAATATAATATTACAAGCGGTAACCTTGTATCTAACAGTACATCTACTTCTACAAGCACAACTACTGGCGCAATTGTTGTTGGTGGTGGTATTGGCGTTGGCGGTAACGTTGTTGCTGGCGGATACTTAACCGCTAATGGTTGGTATAATGAAAACACAACCACACCTGGTGTTTATATTGGTAATGCTGGAACTGCACCATATACTCCAAGAATTGGTTTCTTTAATGGTAATGCGGCTGCTAACTGGCAAATAGATAACCAAAATGGTTCATTTAGATGGTATACACCAGGCACACTTCGTATGACATTAGATTACTTTGGTAATCTACAGATGCCTGGTGCGGTGAATATTACCAATGCTGCAGTAAGCACATCTACAACAACTGGTGCCCTAGTAGTTTCTGGTGGCGTAGGTGTTGGTGCTAACGTGTATGCGGGTGGAAATATCTATACACAACAGCGTACTGGTTATACATACAGTGGTAATAATACAAGCGTGGCTTATACATATTATAATGCTGCAACTGGTAGTTTAGACACGGTATTTGGATAATGGCACTAGCTTCTAAATTAATTAAAGGTGGCAATCTACAAGTTGCCGGTGGGTTTGACGAATATACTATACGTGGTAGTAGTGTTGCTCAACGATTATATCCAAATGGTAATATGCAAATATCTGGCATATTTGACGAATATACTATATACGGTGGTAGTGTTGCTCAACGATTATATCCAAATGGTAATATGCAAATATCTGGAATATTTGATGAGACTGCTATAAGTTATAGACAATATACTGCTAACAGCACTGTTGTAATTCCTAATCCTATTACATCCATTAATATAGCTACTATCGGTGGTGGTGGCGGTGGACGTGCTACAACTTTTAACTATGCTGGTGGTGGCGGCGGATTTGCTTGGGTAAATAACGTTACTGTAACACCTGGCACCGCCTACACCGTCTATGTAGGACTTGGTGGTGTAGGAGTAGGTAATGGAGGTGCTGGAGGATGTAGTTATGTTGCACCATTATCTTCAGTTACAACTTTTACGGCATCGTGTAGTGGAACAACTTTAACAACATCTATTTCTCAATCTTTTACTGTTGGAACATCTATATTTTCTGGATCAACTGTGAATAGTGGACAAGTTTATCTTGGAACTATAGTAAGTGGAAGCGGAACTTCTTGGACAGTTTCTATTGGTGGAACTTATGCCTCGCAAATTATGACTGCAGCAAATGTTTTATGTATGGCAGAAGGTGGCGGTGGAGGAAGTATTGGAAACTCACTTGGTATTGGCGCAGGTGGACGAAGTTGGCCAAGCACCGCTTACGGCACATACGGCGGTGGAGTTGGTGGAAATTCTAATATCCAATCCAGTGGTGGCGGCGGTGCTGCTGGTTACACGGGAAATGGAGGAAATGGCGGTAATGCAACTATTGCGGCTACCTCTGGTGTAGGTGGCGGTGCTGGTGGTGGTGCCAGCAGCGCAAGTGGTTCGGGAGGAGGCGGCGGAGTTGGTATAAATGGAATAGGGTTAAACGGCAGTGGTGGTACCGTAAATAGTGGCGGAGGCGGTGGTTCAGGAGGACAAACAGGCAACACTGCTGCAACTGGCAGTACTGCCGGTGCCGGTGGTATTTACGGCGGAGGAGGCGGACAAGGCGGAACTGCTTCGGCTAATGGTGGACAAGGTGCAGTCCTTATTAATTGGGGTGTTACTTTTCCTAATTTAATTTAATTTTTAATATGATATGTAATAAAATTACCACCTAAATATACAGTGGAATAATTAATGGCAAAACTACTAGACGGAACACGCATTTATGGTAACGCAACGATTGATAGCAACCTTGTTATCTCTGGTGGTTATGCTGCAACTTCTACTACAACTGGTAGTTTGCAGTTAACTGGTGGCGCTGGTATTACTGGTAACTTATACGTAGGTGGTAACTTAAGTATTGCGGGTAACACCACATTTATCAATACAACTACCATCACGACAACTGATACAATTGCTGCACCAGCAGTAAATGCTGGTACTATTGGAAATGCAAGTGCTGTATTATATGGAACGTTAAACTCAAGTAGTGCAGCACAAACAAATATCACAAGTGTTGGGACACTAACTGGTCTTACTGTTAGTGGCACTACTAATTTACAAGGCACTACAAATGGTGCCACTATCAATGCTAGTAGTTTACTAGCAACTACTATTGGAAATTCAGCAAGTAGTATTACTGGTACATTACAAACGGCAGCACAGACCAATATTACTTCACTTGGTGCATTAACTAGCTTAACTATGGCAGGTGCTATAAATGGACAAACCATTAATGGTACTTCTATTCTTGGTACTACTATCGGCAATACAGCTTCTGCCGTTAACGGTAACATTCATACTGGTAGTGCAATTTATGCTGGTACTATTGGTAATACGGGTGCTACGTTAACTGGTACCCTATCAACTGCAGCACAAACAAATATTACTTCTGTAGGAACTCTAACTGGACTTACTGTAAGTGGAACAACTAACCTACAAGGAACAACTAATGGTGCTACGATCAATGCTACCAGTTTATTAGCAACTACTATTGGCAACTCAAGTAGTGCTGGTACATTCAGCACAATAACAAGTTCTACTCATACACCAAGTAGTAATAATGCTGTTACACTGGGAAGTGCAAGTGCTTATTGGAGCACCTGTTATGCCGTAACATTTACTGGTACATCAACAACCGCAAAATACGCTGACTTGGCCGAAATGTATCATGCGGATGATTATTATACACCTGGCACTGTTATGATATTTGGTGGTGATCTTGATGTCACGGTTTCAACCCAATCTCATGATACAGCAGTTGCTGGTGTAGTATCTACCAATCCTGCTTATCTTATGAATGATAACTTTGAGCATGATAATTGGTTGCCGATTGCGCTAACAGGTCGTGTTCCTTGTTTAGTGCGTGGACCAGTAAATAAAGGAACGCTATTGGTAAGTAGTAGTGAGCGTGGTGTAGCGTGTGCGCTAGATAAATCGTTATACGAGCCAGGTTGTATAATTGGTAAGAGCATGGATATCATCTTGGATGATAGCATAGTAAAAATTGAAATAGCAGTAGGAAGATTCTAATGGGAAATATACACAGACCAACATATCGCCGTGATTATACAGGTGAAACTATCTCTTATGTAGAAGATGCCACACAAAAAAGTATCTTTGTTACACCGAGAGATTTGCCCTATGATTGGAATAGCCGCAGCGCAGTTGTTCTTGGCAACGGTATTAGCAGACTTGATCCTACTGTTAAGTTAATTATAGATGCAAATAATCGTCGTGTTGCAGAAGGTTATAAACTTACCTATGCTTGCAATGCCGCATATCGTGATACGCCTGCAGATTACTATGTAATTAAAAATAATATCTTTTTTAGTGATATTCCATTAAGTGATTATAACAAAATGTTTACACCAAATAACCATTGGCTAACTTACCGTGATACAAACATGTTGCCAGGCAGTTATCACATGGATGCTGGTGCTAGTGCCACATATCTTGCAGCATTTGATGGTGCACAGAAAGTATTCTTGTTTGGATTTGATGGTAGCGATGGTGTCACAAGCGAAAACATTTATGCTGATACATTTGGCTATGAGTCTGCTGAATATATAGAAGATTTTCAAAAATTTAATGCATTTTTGTATAATGTAGTACGTGCATTTAGTTCTACACAATTTTATAGAGTGCGCACACAACACAGTAATGATTTTGATCCAATTTTAAAAACACTCAATAATTATCGTGAAGTAAGTGTTCGTGACGCAATACTACTTGGTGATTTCTAATATTTGTTTTATAGTTTTAAGTTTGTCTTTCACTACGTTGGATGAGAAACTATTATATAAACCAGGGTGTAGTGGTTTTGGAGTGTTGCTCAAATCGCACCAAGCATAACCCTTGTGTTCACTGGAGAGTATAGGTATAAACTCGTTGTCAGTTAGCGCAACAAAAGTATGATAACTAAAATGTCCATCTGGACTATTGAAATATTCGAGTGGAATTACTTTTTGAATAGGCGGTTCAAACCCTATTTCTTCATTAATTTCACGAACCAATCCACCATATAATGTTTCACCATACTCTACGGTTCCGCCTACTAGTCCCCAAGTATTACTGTAAGTATCTTGATCACGTAGTAAGAATAATCCACGTTGAGTTTTTACACTTATAAAAAGTGCACCTACTGCGGTTAGATTACTATTGACCAATACCCTTCTGGGTAGAGACCTTCCCAACTTTTTTGCCATTGACTACCATTCCATGCATATTGAATACTACTAAAAGTGTTGGTGACATAACTTGCATTGCTTGTTGGTGTAGGGTGGTATGCTACTGTCCAAGCATTGCCACTATACTGTATAATATCATTTGCTTGTGCAACGGTAACACTGCTGTTTGCATTTTGCCATGCTGCTGCACCATTTCCTAAACTTGCTCCGCCTAAATTGTTAACAATTAAGTATCGCTGACCACTGCTCGCTGCTGGTAATCCTGAACCAGGTCCATTTACCTGTGGATCAACAATTGCATTAACACTTGGTAGTATATTAGTAGGTATTGTAGCACTGTCTACATTAAAAAGCAAGTTATTTGGATTAGTAGCATCATATGCAACCGTGCCAACAACCAATCGTTCGGTTGCGGTATTTGTCAGATACATCATACTATAATTTGCAACAATGTTGCCAAAACTTGAAATGGTTGATGCCCAAGGAATAGCATTTCCTAGCGTTGTAGGTATGTTGTAGTTTGTGTTATTAATTTCTGGTCCACCACGATTGAACAGTGTGACATTTCCATTGTTAACCACAACCTGATAACCAGTTGGTGTAAAGAACTGACGATTGCCTAGCAAACTTGTTTGATCAACAAGGCTTTGTTGGATATTTCCATTACCATCATAAATGCTTGCAACAACACTTTGAATAACACCCAGTCGTTTTAATTTTGCTGGCGTAGTGATCCAAATAGGCATCTCAAACGTAAACGTAGCAATATCAATTGGATCATCGCTACCCACTGGAATGTTTCTTGTGGTCCAGTTAGTGTCAGTCAGTAAGATATAACTTAAACTAGTCCAATCAAGATAGTTATCCGTGCTTTGAATTTCCATATCAGGATTAAACTGACTAGCAATTTGTTCAAATATTTGTAATTTTTGATCAAAGTTTGAAGTCCAAACTTCCATCTTTACAGTTAATCTATATGGAGCAGGCATTAGGCGGTCTAGGCTAAAAGTGTTGCCTTGTTGTGTGGATGCATTGCCTGTATGTGGGTCAATCGCACGTTGACGAATAGCAGTTTTATCAACAAATTTTGGTTCTTGCATACGAGTTCTGTCATACTTGACATCAGTGATATAAACAACAATCATAGGCACATTGTTTAGATTGTTATCGCTATTCTGACGCAATATAGCAGCAACCTGACGATTAGTATCTGCATAGCGACATGGCACACGATAAAGAACCTGATTGCCATTAGCATCATTGCCATACTGAACATACATATAACTGAATATTCGCACGAACTGATTCATAAAACGTCTGATTTGTTTATCGTAGAAAAAATCCACTTGATTATCCTAGTTTATCTGGTAATATTTGTAGTAGGTTACTTAGTGTTTGCTTCTGTGGTATAACCGCACCATTGGCAAGCAGTGTTGTTTTATTATTGTTGATAAATGAACCAAGCTGTGTAGAATTAAGATTGCCTGTTAGCGCAGTGCGTTGAACATCTTGAATAGCTACCCACTTCTGTCCATCATAACGAAATAATCTATTTGGCATATAATCTGTACGCAGCACATACTGTCCAAGAGTTGGATTCAATGGAAATTGCACATCTGCCGTGACAGGTAACCCATTTGGTGGCGTGGCACTGCCTGTTAGATAACCTGGTATAGATACAATAGGACTTACGCCATCTACTGCTGGCAATATATAAAGAGCATTTGTGCTATATCCACTTTGTGGAACATCACTATCTGCTTGCGAAACGACTGCATCGTTAATCTGATTATTTTTAGTATAAGCACTGAGTAGATCACGAATTGTATCATTGGTCTTAATATCACTCTTACTGCCATCGGCTGCGTTCATATCAAGAATATCACGATACTCTTGTCCATCAACCATTGGAGCAACCTTACAACGCCAGATATGATTCCACCATGTTTGGGCATAACCTTCACTGGCACGAGTTGCTTCTTGCACAACATAAAATTTCTTTAGCGCAGCAGGCAGCGTTTCATCAAGTGGATAGTAATCACGAAGATGTGGTAATTCAAAAACATCGCCTGGTATAATCTTACGACCTAAACGATCAACCATATCATTGGTATGAAAGGTAATATACAGCGTATCTTGGTTTTGAAATAGTCCAAACTGACTTAAATTATAATCAATATCTTGAATTGTATAATGTCCACGCAGTTCATATATGCTAGTATCATAAGAACGATCACGATTTTCTAAGAATAGCAAATCTTGAATATTTTTTTCACTTTGATTTGCATATTGTGGTTGCGTTAAATCTGTTGTTGCGCCTGTATCTTTTGGACCAAGATATTTGTGAATGTTTACGCCTACACCGCCAACCGTATACAATTCGCTGATTCTGCGATCTTGCCACTTATAGTCATTGGTATGGTCACTTCTATATAAACTTAATCTTGGCATAATTGTTTCCCAATGATATTTATGGGAAATAAACTATTGTGTTTTTAACCAAGAGGGTTTAATAAAATTTTTTACATGTGCATCTAGTGCAGTAGGTTCACATGGTTGAATATATTTTGCGTTGGCATCTTCACTTAGAATTTCTTCAATGCGTGGATCGTTCCATGCAACGGGAAAATCTAACAACTTGCCAAGACTACGAACATAATGTTGGCGATATAGATAAAGTAATTCCTGACTAATGAATAGCGGTGGTTCTTCTAATCTATTCAACATAATTTGCATCATGCCCCAAGTTGGACCACCACGTAATCTACGTTGTTGTAGGTCTAGGATATTACGATCACGACCAATAATAGCAAGTTCACTTTCAATACCTACTGCCGCTAGTGCTGCGACAAATTCTTCTAACTTTGGAACTCTTGCCGTAAAATTTTCCATATAAGGATTGCTTACGCTAGTAACGGCATACTCTTTACCACCCATTATATCCACGGTAATTTTACTTGGGTCATTCCAATACTCATTGAATGGTTCATACCAATGCGGAATAAAATATCCATCTGGTTCCAGTGCTGCTTTCCAACCATGAACCGCATCATGAAGTGAAAATATTTTACCAAATAAATGATTACCACTGCCTTGTGGACCAATAACAATTAACATCTTCATGGCAATTTTCTTAACTCAAAGTAAAGTCTATCACCGTTATCTTTCTTAAAAGAACTTAATTCACACTTAAATTTGTTTGCAATCCTATAAGCAGTATCAAAATCCCATGGATAGATATCAATCCATTGACCATTTTTATGAACATAACCAGGATTTGCACGAACATAAATTTTACCATCAGGCATAGTTAAGTCAATTACTTTTTTCATACGAACTTCAATGTCATCATATTCACCAAAATTTATACTACCAAACACAATTACATGATCATAGAAATTATTTGGAACATTATAATCAAGAATATCAACCATGTAATCAGCACTGTTGTTATATGCATCAATACCAACTAAATTAGGAATACGTGCCTTGAATGGATTAAACCCACAACCAACATCTAGTACTGCTTTTGGATTTGCTTTGTTAATAAGTTCTACAATATTCCATCCAGTATATTGATAAATTTCGGTACGAGGTTGCCAGATACCGCCCCAAAAACGTGCACAATATTTTTGATCAATATCGTGTGTTATATCTGCAATGGTTCCATTGAAGTTAATCTCTAAATCAAATTCATTATTGATTTGTTCGCAGAATTTTTCCCAACGTTTAGGAGTCCACGGTAGCGCATTAACAATAGTATACTGTGTCATAGTTTTATTAAAATCATCATACTTTGGTAAATTAAACGCATCATGCAAATTTTTATATAAAAAGTTATAAATTTTTCTATTCACAGATTTTTTCCTACTTTTTAAATTTTTTTATAAATATCTTTATAAAATTATTTATCTTAGAAAAAAATTAACTTAGGAAAAAAATTTATGACAGAATATGAAAATTGGGGCGATAGTCGTTGGGAATTTACTAAAAGCCGCAGCCGTTGGCATTTTGATACTAAACGACCACCGCAATCTGGCGTAGACAGTTACACTCATGTTTGCAGATTTGATGCAGATTTTACAGATGCGATTCGTGAGTGTATGCCTCGCACAAAAGCTAGTAGTTGGGGAACACGTAATAACTTTAACAAAGATATTGCGGATAAAGGTTTGTATAGTGCAACCGCAGAAGAACAAGATTTGATTCGTGCAGGAGCCAACCCTGACCAAGAAGTTTTTAATCGCACGGCAGCAGAAGATGTTGAGATATTTCAACAGGTAAGCAACTGGCTTGGTATGGATGAAAGCATGATTAAATTTCATAACCAAACTACGGGACAGATGCTGCATACTCACATTGACAACTTTGCTGCCAGACCTGAACGTGAAAATAGTTTCAAAGTAACAGAGATGGATAAGAATCCAGATATTATGCGTAGATTTGCTATTATGTTAGCAGATTGGGAAATAGGTCAAGTATTTCAATTAGGCAATGCTAACTTTACTCAATGGCGAGCAGGTGATTGCATTACTTGGGAATGGCAAGATATGCCACATGCCACCGCTAATATGGGTTGGTGGGACCGTCCTATGTTACAGATTACAGGATATGTTACCCAAAGAACAAATGATGTTCTCGGTGGTGCAAGTAAAAATTTAGTAGTTAAATTATAAGGAAATTAAAATGGATGTAAGTAAAATTTTTCCACTCTTTGACCCAGCGACTGGTTTGGTCATGATTGGTCTTTATGCCCTATTCGCATTTGCGCTTACCAGTTGGTTTGCACGTGGATATGGTATGGGTAAAGAAGCATTTTTTGTTGCTAATCGCAATGTAGGTTTTTGGCAAGGAAGTATGAGTGTTGGTGCTAGTTGGATTTGGGCACCTGGTTTGTTTGTTGCCGCACAACAAGGATTTAATAATGGTATTGTAGGAGTTTTCTGGTTTAGTTTGGGAAATTTCTTCGCTCTTATTTTATTCTCATTTGCAATCTTTAGGTTGCGAGAGCGGTATGGACAGGGATTCACATTGAGTCAATGGTTCCGTAGTAAGTATGGCAAGTTAGTTCAGGCATGTGTGCTAGTTCAAACCGCACTGTATGCACTTCAAGGTATTACTATTAACATATTTGCTGGTAGTAAAAGTGTTGCGCTATTAACAGGTTTAAGTCCACTTCTTGTAAGTGCACTTCTTGTTGCTATTGCTATTACATATAGTTGGCGTGGTGGTCTAAAGGCTACAATCGGAACTGATATGGTGAAGATTGTTGCTATTTGGATTGGTATGATCATTGTAGCCGTGAGTATCTTTGGAACTGTTGGATTTGCACCAGCACTTGCTGGCATCGGCGGCGTTACAGGACAAGGTGTAACGCTATGGGATACCCCGCTTACACTTGGCTTGCTATTTGGCTTTGGTATTCCAACGGTATTTGGACATCTTGCTTCACCATGGAGTGACAATTCAAATTATCAAAATGCATTTAGTATGAAGAGTGATTATGTTCGTGGTGCATTCATTGCAGCACCGTTCTATTGGTTGATATTACCAATCGTAGGTGGTCTAATTGGTTTAACTGCCGCTGGTCTGCACTACAACGTTACTGGTCCAAACACTGGTTTTATCAATCTTATCGTAATGGCCAATGTTGTAGGATGGTGGTTACCACTTGTTTATCTTGCAGTTGTATTTGCTGGTCTTGTATCAATTATTGACACGCAACTATTGAGCAGTGCCAACTTAGTAGGCAATGATGTTCATGACAGTGTAGGTGGCTCTAATGCAGTTGTATGGGGCAAGTTTGGCATGATTGGATTGGCTATTCTTGGTATTGCTCTTGCCAATATACCAGGTCTTGATTTAAATCAAATCTTCGTGTTTGGTAAAACTCTTACGCTAACATTCTTTGTACCAATCGTTCTTGCACTACTTGGCGGTGATCTGCTAACACGTTATGGATTCCTTGCTGGTGGTTTTGTAGGATTGTTTATCGGTGCACCTGTGTTTGTTTATGGACAATTCTTTGGTGGCGGTCCACAGATTATAGCACTTGGAGTAATCATTCAGACACTTGGCAGCGGTGCTGCAAGTTATCTGGTGAGTAAAGTGACCCGATGAATAAGAAAATACTCATAATGGGCTTGCCAGGGTCGGGTAAAACCACCTTGGCAAAAGCCTTAGCACCAAAATTAAAAGCAGTTCATTGGAACGCAGATGCTGTTCGTGCAAATATTAACAGTCATCTTGGGTTCAGTGAAGCGGATCGTATAGAGCAAGCCAGACGAATGGGTTGGCTATGCGACCAAGTTACGGCAGCAGGTTCATGGGTGATAGCCGATTTTGTTTGTCCCACACCAGCCACTCGTGCAGCCTTTGGGCCTGCTACTGTTATTTGGGTTGACACCATTAAAGAAGGCCGGTTTGAGGACACAAATAAGTTGTTTGTAAACCCAGAACCAGGTAGTTATTACTTCCGTGTAGACACACAAGATGCCCTATTCTGGTCAAAGTATATTATGGAAGAACTTGATTTTGACACAAACCCAAGTTGGATTAAAGCAATGTTTAAAGGATTGAAACACTCATGACAAAATGGAATAATCAAGCACCGACTGTGCAATTACTTGGACGCTATCAGCCATGGCATCCTGGTCATACTGAACTGTTTAAGCGAGCACATGCAAAAACAGGTCAAGTCATGATCATGGTTCGTGACACTGGTGGCAGTGATGAAAAGAATCCATTTGATTATGCGTTTGTAAAAGAACGTATTATTAAAGATTTAGAAGCAGAAGGTTTTAAATTTAATCGAGATTTTCTTGTAAATTTGGTTCCTAATATCGTCAACATAACCTATGGTCGTGATGTTGGTTATACAATTGACAAAGAAGATTTTGATAAGGAAATATTAAAGATTAGTGCAACTCAGATTCGCAAAGAAATGGGTTTAGGTTGAAATATATATTTGTTGCTGGTGCGCCAGGTTCTAAGTGGAGTAGTGTAGTAAAAAACATATACTACTCCCCTTCGTTAGATAATAGTGATTATAGCGATAGCAGAACTTACTATCACGATGCTAGCGGTAACAATCAGCTTATGCATCTTGGCGCATATTTTGACCCATGTATGGAGTTTGGTGACAAACTTCACCTTATGCCTTATATGAGCAAGCAAGAATTAGAAGAGGAATTTGATCGTCCATTTAGTGGTGAAGGAGTTCGCATCATTAAGAGTCACGTGTTTTGCCATCATCTTGATTTTATTCGCAAGACTTGGCCAGATTGCCCAATTATATGTGTTGAACGTGACAACGATGCGTGTTTGGGCTGGTGGGTCCGTTGTGGACACTTTGGTATAACTTATCCAAGTTACAGTGGATATTATAAGAACTTACGAGAAATGAGTTTTCACATTGATAAACAAAATGCAGATTTGAGAAAATTTGTAAAAGACAATCCATCAGAAATGATGTATGATAATATTGAATTATGTAAAAAACTAGGCATTGATCTGCCAGTTGAATTGGATATTCAAAATTATGAGTTGAGTAATATTAATGTTTATTTGAACCAAAACGTAGCATAAAGATATTAACATCTTCACTGCTACTAAAAAGCAGCGACCAATATGGATCGCCGCTGTTGAATCTAAAATTTAATGAATAATCGTTAGAGAAACATTCGTCACACCATTGCTTTAATGGTTGTTGTATTTTTTCTTTTAAAAAATCCGTGCTTAGTGGTGGATAAAATGCCATTCCAAAAACATCTGGATATATTTTAACTAGGTACTTGTCTGGTGCCAGAGATGTAAGAGTGCCTATTTCTATATTGTCTATCGTAGGGATCATTTGGTTTGACTGCGTATCTCATTGATACGCTGTGTCATGTAATTAATTATAATTTGTCTCATGTCTTCTGGCATATCATATGTTTTGGTGTTTAACTCATTTGTGATGATGTAAGTAAATGCAAACTCAATCATCTTTGCAATTGAATAATTCATATGATATTTATTACGATTTTATGACTGTAGAAAAAATGGAGCGGAGTAGGAGAATCGAACTCCTCGCATCAGATTGGAAATCTGAGGTATTGCCACTATACGAACTCCGCCCACTCATTTATTTAATTAAACTGTGGATATCAAAATCAGTTAAAAGCCATTTGACCAAGAGTATGAGCCAAAGGATTCTAACAGATTCGTCTACAAACCGTCTATAAAACTTATACATCTTAGTCTACTTTCTTTTCTATGTTGGCGGAAGAGGTGAGATTCGAACTCACGGTAGGCTTTCACCTACGCTAGTTTTCAAGACTAGAGCCATAAACCACTCGGCCACCCTTCCAATAATGGTGCTGTTAGAGAGAATCGAACTCCCGATCTATTGATTACTAATCAATTGCCTTACCACTCGGCTATAACAGCATTGGTGCCCCGCCCCCGATTCGAACGGGGAACCTCTTGATTCTAAGTCAAGCACCTCTAACCAGTTGGGCCAGCGGGGCATCATTTAATTATATTACAATAAATAGTTATGCATGTCAAGAGAAAAGTATATTAATTATCTTCTTTATTCATTTATTTTAGCCCATACGTTCTTGGGATGCACAATCATAGCACAAACATTAGCAAAGTTTTAACATGGACCTGAAACAAATTCAAGGATTATTAGACATGGTTATGAAAGATAAGAATGGTAAGGTATTAAGTCGTAGTGAAGGCGAAGCAGTTCTAAAAGGTCTTGCTTCTATTACAATCACAATCTTTGCTGCACTGTTAGCAATCACATCTTGGCTTGGTGGTCAAGTTAGTGGCAAGATCATGGCTGATAATATTGAACTTGGTGATACTTGGGGTTTTTATCAAGCCAAAAGCATCAAGCAAAACATGTATCAACTTAACCTTGATGATTTGAAAGTTCAAATTGCTGATCCAGCAACAGATAAAAGTTTAATACCAGCCTTAAAAGCACGTGCTGAAAATTATCAGAAATATATTGATGCGCTAGAAAGTGATCCAAAGGGTGACGGTAAAAAAGAAATTATGGCAAAAGGTCGTGCGCTAGAAGCAGACCGTGATAATGCCAAGAAGTGTAGTCCATTCTTTGGTATGGCTGGTACAATCATTCAGATTGCTATTATCTTCTCAACCACTGCTATCCTTGCCGTCAGCATGGCTCTATGGTATAGCAGTATTGCGGTTGGTATCATTGGCTTGATTGTGTTAGCAGATGGTATCTGGTATTTCTTTCCATTACCGTTCTAATTGCTCTAATATCCATTCTGCAAGCCCTTGGTGAGCACGTCTGTCAGGATGTCCCCAATCAGGAAAATTAGTATGATGATAGCAGTATTGTATCCAATTTGTTGATGCTTCTGCTTCCACTATAAACCTATCACGATTAAAATCTGCTTCATATTTTTCAGCAAATTCTGATACATGTGCTATAAGATGTGGATGTTTTATCGGTTCATCAAATATTAATTCATTTGCCCAATCATTCAGCACTATCTTTGCAAAGGCAAATTTCTGTATGATTGGATTAACCATTGCCATTCCGCCTATTACGATAAATGGAATGTTATATTGTTCATACAGTGTAGAAAATTTTAGATATGTTTCTTGCCATAAATCATTATGAATTGCATCATATCCATTATAATCTTGTAATTTTTTACTATCTATTGTTGCGTTGTTGTTAATAATATCTCTGACAGGTTCAGTTTGGAACCATATGATATAATCATAATCACGCTTTGTTTTTAAATGGTTGGCACATATAGTATATGCGTTGAGATTACTATCACCACCTACACATAAATTTGTAGAAGTATGCTCATTTAAATATACACCAACATGCGTATTGGGTATTGGCACTGTTTTACACCAATAATTTGGTTTATCACCAAATACATGCCAATCATTATCTGGCGCAGCATCTGCATAAATGAAATCTTTTGACCATTCGCCGCAGCCCCAACTGTCGCCTATTATAAGAAAATTCATGGGGTATTTA